GGTTCGGCGACGAAGTAACACCCAAGCTATTTAGCGATGAACTGCATGCAGGCGATGGAAACATCACCCTCTGGATCAACTCTCCGGGCGGTGATGTTTTTGCTGCTGCACAGATCTACAACATGCTGATGGATTACCCACACGACGTAACGGTTAAGATCGACGCCCTCGCTGCTTCGGCAGCATCGGTTATCGCTATGGCCGGGACAAAGGTCTGCATGAGTCCCGTGGCCATGATGATGGTACACAACCCGGCGACCATCGCTATCGGTGATACCGAGGAAATGCAGAAGGCCATCGACATGTTAAACGAAGTCAAGGAATCCATTATGAACGCCTACGAAATCAAGTCCGGGCTCTCCCGCCACAAGATTTCACAGCTCATGGATGCCGAGACATGGATGAACGCCAAAGAGGCCGTGAAGCTCGGCTTTGCTGACGAGATTCTGTTCAGGGATGGAGAGAAACCTGTCCCGGAGGATACGGCTGACGCGGAGATGCTTTTCTCCCGCAAGGCCGTCACTGACTCGCTGCTTTCCCGACTAATTCCTAAGAAGAAGCCGGAAGCAAATAAACACATGGTACCAGTAACCGATCTTGAGAAGCGCCTTTCGCTTCTCACACATTAAAGGAGGATTTTTACTATGACTCAGATTATGGAACTCATGGAAAAGAGAGCGAAGGCATGGGAGGCTGCTAAGGCATTTCTGAACTCTCACTCTCAGAACGGCGGCATGGTCTCTGCGGAAGATGCTGCAACCTACGACAAGATGGAAAAGGAAGTCACCGACCTCACCAAGGATATCGAGCGCCTGCAGCGTCAGGAGCAGATCGATAAGATGATGAGTGCTCCGACTTCTACTCCGCTCACCGGAAAGCCCGGTGTAAAGGATGATCCGGAAGAAAAGCCCGGCAGAGCGTCTGCAGCCTACAAGAAGGCCTTCTGGGACAACATCCGTCATCCCGGCAATCCCGCGATCCGCGACGTGCTGGAGGAAGGCACTGATGTCAACGGCGGCTACCTCGTTCCGATTGAATTCGAACACACTCTTGTTCAGGCACTCAACGAAAACAACATCATGCGTACCATCGGCTGCAAGGTCATCACGACTCAGAACGAGCGCAAGATCCCTGTGGCAAATGGCCATACGCAGGCGGCATGGACTGCCGAGAACGGTGCCTACACCGAGAGCAATCCTACCTTCAGCCAGACCAGCATTGACGCTTTCAAGCTGACTGACCTCATCAAGGTTTCTGACGAGCTGCTTTCCGACAGCTTCTTCGATATCGAGGGCTACATCTCCGAGGAATTCGGTCGCGCCTTCGGTGAAGCTGAGGAGGATGCCTTCATCAACGGTGCTGTACAGACCGGCCAGACGGCTATCGACAGACCGACCGGCCTGTTCATTCCTTCTACCGCTGGTGGTGCTCCTTCCGGTGTAACCGCAGCTTCCGCTACGGCAATTACTGCTGATGAGCTGATCAGCCTTGTGTATTCCCTTAAGGCTCCGTATCGCAGCAAGGCAAAATTCCTCATGAACGATGCCACTGTCGCAGCCATCAGAAAGCTCAAGGATCTGAACGGTGTTTATGTATGGCAGCCTGCCCTTACTGCCGGAGAGCCTGACAGGCTGCTCGGCTATCCGCTCTACACCTCTCCGAAGGTGCCTACAATGGCCGCAGGCGCAAGAGCCATCGCATTCGGCGATTTCTCCTGCTACTGGATCGCTGACAGAGCCGGTCGCACGATCAAGCGCCTCAATGAGCTTTATGCTACCAACGGTCAGGTCGGCTTTACCTGCACAGAGCGTGTTGATGGCAAGCTGATCCTTTCCGAAGGCATCAAGATTCTCGACATGAAGGCAACTTCCGGCTCTTAAGGATGGGAGGTGAACGACCGTGGCTTTGATTTCAACTGAAGATGCGAAGGCCTATCTACGCGTAGATTCGTCGGATGAGGATGCCACGGTCGGTATCCTCTTGGCCTCCGCTATTCGCTTATGTATCGATATTGCAAGACTTACGGATAACCAGTGGGAAGTGATCGACTCCGATGCTGCTTCTTCTGACGAGTATACCGAAACGGAGCTTTCAGCAATTCGGGAAACTATGAAGGTCGCTATCCTCTATACCTGTGCTTATCTCTTTGAGCACAGGGAGGAAGCCGACCACCATGCACTCACCATGACACTGCGCTCTCTTCTTTTTGCAATACGGGAAGGAGCGTTTTCATGAATATAGCGGCTATGAGGGTGCGCGTCACCTTCCAGAAAAATGCGGTCATCGTCGACAAATACGGAAACCACAAAACCGGCTGGACGGATTACTTCTCCTGCTGGGCGACTGTTGGCACAAGCTCCGGTTCGGAAAGCTCCGGTGTCGTCATCAATCCGGAGGAATCGCTGGACTTCACCTGCCGCTACTGCTCTGAGCTTGCGGCTGTGGAATCGACAAAATACCGGATCATCGCGGAAGGCCGCACCTACAACATCACCTATGTGAACCCGATGGGCTATAAGCATAACAGCCTGAAATTCAACTGCAAGCTGGAGAAAAACGCATGAGTAGAAATGTATCAATAAGCGAGATGGGCGAAGCCATTATGGAGGAGCTCGAAAAATATTCAAAGCTCGCCACAGACGACCTGAAGGCTGCTGTGAAAGAGACTGCTGCTTCTGTCCGCAAGGATATTCAGGCAGGTGCTCCGGTCGATACCGGCAAATACAAGAAAAGCTGGTCGGTCAAAAATATGCACGAGGATTCACAGAGCATTGACCTCGTGGTGCATTCGAGGAACCGCTATCAGCTTGCGCACCTTCTGGAGCATGGGCATGTAAAGCGTGGCGGCGGACGTGTTCCGGCACAGCCGCATATCGCCTCAGCCGAGGAGCGCGGAAACGAAAAGCTCGTCAATACCATCAAGCAGAAGCTGGGAGGTGGATCATGACATACGACGATGTAATCACCATGTTAGAGGAAGCTGGACTCCCGCTCGCCTACGATCACTTTGCCGAAGGTGAGTCGCCAGACCCGCCCTTCCTCGTTTTTCTATATCCGGGCTCTGACAATATGTTCGCAGATGACACGGTGTTCCAGAAAATTGATGAGCTGAACATCGAATTATACACGGACGTAAAAGACCCGGAAACAGAAACCCAGATCGAGGACATCTTGATCCGGCACGACCTGCCTTATGAGAAATCTGAGGTGTGGATCGAGTCGGAGAAGCTGTACGAGGTCTTATATCAAACACAGATTATAGGAGGATAAACGACTATGGCTAACACAAGTAACAAGGTCAAGTTCGGCCTTAAAAATTGCCACTACGCCATTGCTACACTTGCCGCTGACGGTACTGTCACCTTTGGCACGCCTGTAGCAATGCCCGGTGCCGTATCCCTTTCGCTGGATGCCGAGGGAGATAATGATCCGTTCTATGCGGACGATTCCGTATATTACATGGTCTCCAATAACAACGGCTATTCCGGCGATTTTGAGCTGGCGCTGATTCCAGAGAGCTTTCTCACGGACGTCATGCACGAGACTGAGGATGCCAACGGCGTCATTGTGGAGAACAAGGATGTGGAGCCGGAGCATTTTGCGCTGCTTTTCGAATTCTCCGGCGACCAGAGGAAGATCCGTCACTGCATGTATTACTGCAGCGCGACCCGCCCTTCCGTCACCGGCAGCACCAAGGAGGACTCTACCGAGGTGCAGACAGAGACGCTTTCTATCACGGCCTCTCCGCTGCCTTCCGGCATCGTGAAGGTCAAGACCGGCACCAATACCACCAGCGCTGTTTATGAGGCATGGTACGACTCGGTATATACACCGAGTGCTTCGGTAAGTGGCGGTGAATAAGGAGGCGCACTATGGCTGTAACAAAAACAATCGAAGTTGACGGCAAGGAGGTGCAGTTCCGCGCCTCTGCCGCCATTCCTCGTCTTTACAGGAACAAGTTCCACAGGGACATTTACAAGGACTTAAACGAGCTACAGAAAGGCATCGACGAAAGCGACGCAGAAAGCTCCACTCTGGATACCTTTTCTCTGGAGCTTTTTGAGAACATCGCATGGCTGATGGCAAAACACCAGAATCCTGATGTCCCGGACACTCCGGAGGACTGGCTCGACCAGTTTAACACCTTCTCTATCTATGAAATCCTGCCGCAGATCATCGAGCTGTGGGGATTGAATGTGGAACAGCAGGTGGAATCTAAAAAAAACATCATCCGACAGAGCGGGAAATGACAACCCCGCTCTTTTTACTCCGGTGCGTGCAGATCGGGCTTTCCATCTCGGAGCTTGACCTGCTCACCATCGGGACTGTCAATGACATGTACGCAGAAATGAGCAACGACGATTACAACTATCCTGCGCTCGCGACACAGGAGCAGATGGATCGATTTTAACAGGAAGGAGGTCATCGCATGGCTGACAGAATAAAAGGCATAACCGTGGAAATCGGCG